AAAGAGCGCTCGACGAACATGCGCAGATTGAGGCAATGGCTTTCTCGAAGATAGTTACATCGTAGAAAGAACGCGGAGATGAGATCGTGCCATCATTTGCAAACACAACCAGTCCCACCCCGTTCGGCTTCTTCGACACTGACTCGGCATTTCAGACCGAAGCCGACGCCATGGTGACGTTCGTCAAGCGCAAGCTGGGTGATGATGTCCTCAGCGTTGAGCTTACACGAAAGCAAATTTGGGCTGCCCTTGAAGAGGCGATACTCGAGTATTCCCGTCATGTAAATGAGTATCAGGTCAAGTCCCAGCTCAACAACTGGCTGGGTCAGTCAACAGGTAGCGTTTCCGGTTCTGAGCAGACCTACCCGAGAGAGAATCTTGAGTACTTGCTCCGCTTTGCTGAGCCGTACGCTGTAGAGGCAGGCTACGGCGGATCCTACAACAGCTACTCAGGTTCAATTGAGCTGGAATCTGGACGGCAGGATTACGACCTGTACACGGAGCTGGTAGATGCTGACGGAACAGCTCTGTTTGACAATCCCGATAACAATCCACAAGGTAAGATGAAAATCAGAGAGGTCTTTCACTTCTCACCCAATGCTGCTTATCGCTTCTTCGATACTACGTCGGCAGTTAACTACCTGAACAACGAATTCTCATTCGAGTCATTCACACCTGAGACGATTTTCTATGTCCTTCCGGTCTTTGAAGACATTTTGCGCGCAGGCCAGCTTGATCTATCCCAACGTGTGAGACGCTCCAACTACTCATATAAGATTTCAGGAAGAAATATTCGCATTTATCCCACACCGTCGGGAGAGAATCGAGACAAGCTATTCCTTCGTGTCCAATTCCACTCCAATCCTCTCAGTGCATCAATCGAGGACAATACAATCTACGGCGTGTCGAATATGTCGAACATTCCTTTCGGCAACTTAGAATACAGCAAAATTAATAGCATTGCCCGACAGTGGGTTCGACAATATACTCTAGCACTCAGTAAGGAGATGCTGGGTCTGATTCGCTCTAAGTTCTCGAATATTCCAATTCCTGGAAGCGATCTAACATTGAATGGTAGTGATCTTGTGTCACAAGGTCGGGAGGATGTTGATAAGCTTCGAACAGAGCTGCGAGAAATGCTTGACTCATTGAGTTATGACAAAATTGTTGAGCTAGAAGCTGACAAAGCTGAGGCGATGTTACGGCAATTGCGATTAGTTCCCGTCCCAAATGGCGCAGCAATTATGATCGGTTGACAGCCACAAATTCTTGTGCTGCTTGCGCGAGATTGATATAGTTATAGACAGGAGGCTTCATATGCCTTTTGTCAGATTTGAAACTAAGAATTATCAAGATCGTTGCAATCGAATGCAAACATCGAGAAAGATCATTTGTACTTGTGATCAGTGTGGAAAAGAATTTGAAAGAGGACGAACAAGACATCACACATTAGAGAAATGTGAGAATCAGCTGTGGTTCTGTTCGCGCAAATGCTCAACTGAGTCAAGAAAGACAGGGGGTTTGTTGTGGAAAAGGACACGCCAGACGTTCAAGGACAAATACGGATCGACGTCGGCATTCAATGATCCCGCTGCTCGTAAGAAAGCAGACAAGACGATCAAAGAACGCTATGGTGGCTGGGGTGCTGCAAGCACCATGATCCGCGAGAAGATCAATCAGACGAACAATGATCGCCGAGGCGTCGATTTTCCACTCCAGTCAGCTGAAGTTAGAGACAAGATCAGAGAAACATTAATTGAGACAAGAGGTGTCGATCACAATTGGAAGGATTCTAGCGTGCAACAATCAATGCGTGAGACGTGGCTAGAAAATTACGACGTTGACAATCCATTCAAGTCTCCCGAAATTCAGGCGCGGATCATTGAAGTGATGATTGAGAGATATGGCGTCGAGAATGCGATGCAGCTTCAGGAGATTCGTGAAAAAGCAAAATGTACAACACGAGAAAAGTACGGCGTCAATCATCCAATTCAGTCACCTGAGATTCGTGACAAGATGACAAATACGATGATTGAGAGATACGGTATTGAGCATGCTTTGCAGTCTGAGGAGCTTCGGAATAGAGCAAAAGCAACATGGTTCAACAATTATGGCGTCGAGCACCCATCAAAGGTTCCTGAGATTTGCCAGAAAGCTCATGAGACAATGAAGAAGAATGGAACATATGGGAAATCTCAACTAGAAGATCAATTTTACGAAAAGCTTTGTGTGTGGTTTGGAGAAGTTAATGTTGAACGACAGTCTATTGTAAATGATTTGAAGATTGATTTTCACATTAAGAGTATTGACACGTACGTTCAATTTGATGGTGAATACTGGCATGGCCTCGATCGGCCTTTACAAGAAATTCAAGAAAGCAATGGCAGTAGAGATCGCGCAATTTTAGATGGTTATTTGAGAGATCGAAAACAAGATGAATGGTTCAAAGAACACGATTTGAACCTAGTTAGAATAACAGATAGAGAATTTAAGAACAGCGATGACAATCAGCTGCTAGAGAGGCTTCAGTGAGCCGGCTTTTCATTTCACCAAGAGAAATTGACTTCATAACCGACATTTCGAAAGAGCTTGTCAAAGATGTCGTTGGCCAGACAGTCTACTTGTACTCAATCTCTGAAATCAAAACAAAAGTACATCGTATCTATCGAGAAGCACCCAACAAAATCTTTGAGAAGCCTGTTCGCTTGGATGCTCGCGTTGAGTGGGAACCACAAGATATTCGAACTAATGAGTTCGGAACTGAGGAATATACATCAGTCACTGCTTTGTTAATTCCAAGAGATATGTACGATGACGAAATTCGAGTCGCAGAAGGCGATTTCTTTAGCTTCGGAACACAGTTTTTTGAAATTACAGCAGTACGTCGAACAGCAAATATCTATGGGCAAATTGAGTTCTCCGGCGGCATTCAGCTCGTAGGCAAAGAAGCTCGTATGGGCAACTTTAACACGTCACTTAAGGGCCCAACAGATGAAAGCTACTCAGATGATGATGCTGTTCAAGATGAGTTCTTCCAGCAGCGTGGCTTTGAAGATAATCAGGAGGGCCCGACTGGTGATGTTCGAGATCTTCAGGAACAAGGCATCTTGGATGCGCCCCTTACAGGCCCATCGCAGATCACACATGTATCGGGCTCATCAGCTAAGCCAGGCTTCGATGATGATCAGGATTAAACATGACTACTAATAACTTGTTTGACGCTACTGAAAGAATAGGTGACGGATATGAGGGCGCCAATATTCCGGATGATTTTTCGATTCCGTCTTGCGGGATAGAGGACGTTGACGAAGCACTGTTTAATAAGTTTGATGATGAGATTGGTTTTACTGTTGAGTATCATGGAAAGACACACAAAGTACCTGTAATCTTTGCGGGTGGTGAGCGATTTGCCATGGTCAAGCGAAAAGATCCAATTCGTGACAAAAATGGTACATTGATTTTGCCACTAATCTCCATCTACAGAAGCGCCATCGATCAGTCACCTAATTTGGGAGGCCTCGGGCGTGGCTTGGGTCAGGATACAGGCACTTTGACAATTAAGCGTCGACTAAGTGCTGAAGATCGCGATTATCAACGCCTCAAGAATAAGCTTGCACTTGAAAATCAAGATGATGTGGCATCAGAAAATAATCGTATGAGGACAAGCCCACCACAAGGCAATAATCCGGGCACACTAGCCACACGGCGTGCGACTGGCGCACGATTTGATTTGCGTGGAAATGGGCACCTCTTAGAAACTGATCTGGGTGATAACATTTTCGAGATTATTTCGATGCCATACCCCCAGTTTTTTCGTGCAACATATGATGTTACATTCTGGACGCAACACATTCAGCATATGAATGGCTTGATCGAACAAATGATGATGGCATACAACATTCAGCATAATCATTTTCAGATTGTCAGCCCAAAAGGCTATTGGTTTGAAGCCTTTATCGACGACAATATTCAAGCAAGCGATAATTTCAAAGATTATGCCATGACTGAGCGTATCGTCAAGCACACCTTCACAATTCAGACGACAGGTTATGTCATTGCGACCCAGCATGCTGGCCAACCAAGTCCTTTTCGCAGGTACTTGTCATCTCCTCAAATTTCTTTTGGAATTAAAGAAGCTCGAGGCACAATTATCAGCCCTCGCCCACTAGGAGCAGGTTCCGGTGATCCAAGTGATTTTGTGCTATCTGATATTACAGAGCTTGATAAGCAAGGTGAGCCTGCTATTGGCAGAAATCACTCACCATATAAAGTAGAAACTACTGTTGAAGATCCGTTTACGGGGCGTGAAACTCCGACGTATACTCGAATCTTGACAAGGAATCAAAGAGCAGGCGAGATTGTCGCTCGTCTCACGGATCTAGACAACCTCTTGCTTGATTGAAAGTTGGGCTTAGAGACGATATGTATTGCTAGAGTCAGTTTTGACACTAAGAAGGAGTACGCTCAATGGCTGAGCAAACTTTCCGCTCCCCCGGATTTTTTGAGCAAGAGATCGACCAGACCCAGCGCCAGCAGTCTCCTGTTGGTGTCCCGGCAGGTGTTGTCGGAACGTCGCTGAAAGGGCCTGCTTTTGTTCCCGTTACTGTCGGTTCCATCCTTGACTTCGAGTCGAAGTTCGGTACTTTAGACCCTAAGAAATTTGGCCCGTATGCTGTTAATGAATTTTTGAAGCATCGTACAGCCTTGACCTATATGCGTGTTTTGGGTGCCGGTTCTAACGATACAGATTCCGAGATTGAGGTCACTCGTACGGAGGGTACTGTTAAGAATGCAGGTTTCTTAATCACGGGGTCAGCTACGCCAAGTGATCCGGGTTCAGGACGACATCAAGGTGCAACACAATTTATTGTTGCTTCGCACTTTGTATCTGCATCAGCAGATGTGGGATTTCCCACAGCATTCACGGACAATAACAGCTTCGGCCTGCGTACGACAAACTTCGTAAATCTTATCCGTGCGATGATTCTGGTTCCAAGTGGTACTCGAGTAATGGTCCTAGATGGAACAGGACAAGCGTATGCCGATAATGCAGATGATCTCGCGACAGTGTCAACTGATGGTACTTTCAAGCTCGTCATCTCTTCCTCATCTCCGAATTTCGCAACGACTGATGGTGTCAATGGTGTTCGAATTCTGTCAGCCTCGTTAGATCCGAACTCTGATGACTATGTTGCTAAGATCCTCAATACAGATCCAGAGCGATTTGTCGAGTACGAGCATTATCTCTATGCAGACTTCGCCGTCGAGCATGATCTCGCAAATGTTGCAACCGGCGAGGCAAGCACAGTAGGCGTTGCATCGGGCTCCAGTAGCACCTCGGGCGTGTCAGGCGATCCAAACCTTGCATTCAGAGATATGTACGGTCGATTTGATACGCGATACACAACCCCAAGTACAACAGACTTCATCTCCCAGCCTTTCGGTCAGACAGAGTTTAATCTCTTCCATTTCGAAGCACTTGATGATGGCGTGTACTCCAACACACGCATCAAGATCTCGATTCGAGATCTACGTGCATCTACTAATCCTGCCGATGAGTATGGCACGTTCACAGTCAATATTCGCTCCTTTGATGATACTGACACAAATCCGGTCGTACTAGAGTCCTTCCCGAGAGTATCACTAAATCCGAATGCCGACAACTACATTGCTAAGGCAATTGGCGACAAGAAGGTCTACTTCAACTTTGATGCAACCGACGATGATGAGCGTCGTCTTGTTGTGCAAGGCCTATATCCGAACCGCTCTCAGTATGTTCGAATTGTTATGGACTCGGGTGTTAAGCGAGAGCAGGTACCTGGAAAAGCGCTTCCGTTCGGTTTCCGCGGTGTTCCAGCTCTAAAAACAACCAATTCTTTAACAGACACAACTGCTGTAGTTCTTTCGGGCCTCGGTGACACAGCCCCACTTCGTCTAGGAATGGTGGTGCCTATTGCCTCACAATTGTCAGCATCAATTGTTCCACCTGTTCCCATGCGCTTCAAGGTAACAAAGGGCGCTGTCGACTTAGCAGGCACTAGCTTTAGTGGTCAACCAGGAATCTCGGAGAACGTTGACGGTCGCTATCACTGGGGCGTCAAGTTTGAGCGTTTGCCACTTACGGGCACTGTTTCAAATGCAATCTACAATGCCAACGTAAGTTCGGCACAGAACCCACTCGTTGCAGCCTATACTAAGTTCTTGGGCATCGAAAAGCTTGATGCTCTGGTCACGGGCTCAGGTGCCGATGCCTTCCTGAGTAATAAATTCTCTCTGGCCAAAGTAGCATTCAGCAATGGCGCTGTATCTCACTTGACAGGTGGTGTTAGAGATCACGTTCGTGAGATGGCATACATCCGTAACGGCACAGTTGATCCTTCTAACTATACTGTGTCAGATGGCATCATTGATCGAATTACTTACGCAACACTGGTTAATCTGACTTCATCCGTTGACTTCAATCGCTTCTCAAGCTATGCCAAGTTCAGCAACTTTATGTTCGGTGGCTTTGATGGTGTCAACATTCTTGACAGAGAC